TATAATAACACTCGTAAGGCAGAGGGAAACCTCCGACAGCCAAACGGAGGGGAACTTCTTAAGAAAGGACGGTGAGGTGAATGAACGAGATGCAGGTCACGGAGGCTCTGTTGAGAGCGATCCTCGAACTCATTGAGAAGTGCGAGACGCTTGAAGAACTCAGAGCCAGCGTGAAGCGAATCATGGGTGAGTAAAAAAGTGAGCGGCCGCCCCGCAAAGAACGCCGCTCACAACACCCCGAAAGGCGAGCGGGAAGCCTTACTCCCGCCGCCTTGATTATAACCAAGTAAGGCAGGAAAATCAAGGAGGAACGCAAAATGATGATGTCCGAATTTATCGACCGCACCGGCTTCGAGCCGACCGCCAAAGAGTACGCCAAGATCGAAGAAGCCTATTACGACTTCGACGGTGACAAGGACGCCTTTTGTAAGGCTTTCGTCAAGGACGGCGGGGCGCGGAAGCTCTGCAAGGCCAGAGCCGCCGAGATCGACCGGCTGAACAGCCTGCTGCTGGAGAGCGAGCGGCAGTACAAGAAGGATATGGCCGACCGTGAAAAGCGGATCGCCGAGCTGACCGCCGAGCTGGACCGTGAGCTTGAATGGAAGCCCAGCGATGGTGCCGGCACGAACATGAGCCAGAACGACTACGCCCACCTTGCCGACTGCGGCAAGACGATGACCGACGAGGAGGCCAAGGCGTTTATCGCTGACGAGTGTGGCTTTGCCCCCGAGAAGATTCACATTCTGCATGAGGTCAACACCTACGAGGTCAACAAGCACAGCCGCCTTCGCAAGTCCAGCACCTTCGACCGCGCGCCCGTGTACGAGGCCACTGATTGGAACTACGTCCGCTTTGACTGCGCCTGCTTCATGTATGAGCTGGTCAACGGCGAGCTTCGCTTCTACTGCTGCTAAATCACCGCCCGCCCAGGAAGTTACGAGGGCAAGGAGGATATCATGCACATCATCAGCCTCACCATTAAGCAGGCCGGACGGACAATCGGCAACACCCCTATCCGAGAGCAGGCAGTTGTGGCAGCCAAAGCCCGTGCCCGGCAGACGCAGATTCCTGTTACCGTCGTTGCCAACTGCGACAACGGTAAGCAGATAGAGGTCGTCTTCTACCCTGACGGCGCCAGCGAACGGATTAGAAAATAATCGGCGCCGCCTGACCTATCGTCGCGATGGGGAGAAAGAAACTGGCCACTTCCAGTGCCGCGATGAAGCGGTTGGTAAAAAAACACGGGCGCTGCCTTAACTGGCAGCGCCCGTTCTTTATTTATCTTCGTCCGCTTTTTCTTTCAGCTTTTTCAAGCTGCTAATCAGGAACTTCGGCACTGGTGCTCCAAGCTTCGCCGCGTTTTCGATGATACTTCCCAATTCCGTCACAATGTACCAGATAGCCACCAGCGGCAAAAATGCCGTTTTATATGTAAACGGCAACTCAAACCCCAGGTCGCCATAATTCACGATTTCTGCGAGCGCCACATCCAGCAGTAGTGCCACGAGCATGGCCACGATGCTGCCCAGCTTGTGCCACAGGCCGGCGCGCGCCACTGCGCTATCCCACGTGCCGGTCGACAACGCTGCCCACGAGCCGGTCGCATAGTCCAGGACCATTGCAACCAGCCAGATCACCACAAGCCAGCCTGTCCACCCCCAGAACGCCGTCATGCCGGCCAGCACGGCCGAGATGGCTGCCTTCAGCTCCATTGCTTTACTCGGTGCATTCATATGTATTCCTCCATTTTTATTTATCCATGTTCGCCGCAATCACCAGCGTGCGCAGCATGTCCATGGACAAGTCCAGCTTGCCATCGCCCACGCCAGCAAGCACACCGTCATCGACAAGCTTTTGCACCGTGTCCTGCGCCCACGCGGGCACGTCCATCACCTTGCCATCTACGATGCGCCCATAGCGCGTATCGCGCATATGCCACATGATGTACAGCATCCGCAGCATATCATCACTCAGATCGAGTTTACCACCGCCCGTACCGGCAATAAGGCCTTCATCCATCATTTCTTTGATCGTACTGCGCGCCCAGCCGGGCACATCGTCAATGCTGTCGTATCTTACCATGCTGTCGTCCTCCTCGTTTGTATTTCCCGCGGCCATCTTGGCCGCGACGTCTGCCCGAAAGCCGTCCATCGTGTAGCCCATGCCGAGCTGCCGCCACAGGTGCTCCGGGTCAGCATGATCCGTGCCAATGCCCATCGCGCTCGCCTCCGCGTGCGAGATGATATCTTTGTTTGGATCAAGCCCAAACTGCGTGCAGAGCTGCGCGAACAGCGCGACCGCCGTGTTATACGTGCCGGTCACCTGCGCGACCGCACGCGCCCGGTCGGAGCATACAAATGTCGCGCCGCCGGTGTAGCGGATGCAGTCCGGCTCGGTCATTTCCACACCGATGCTGTATGCGTTCGCCGCGCCGACGTGCATCAGTCGGCAATCCCACGGCGCGACCTGATACACCGTGCCGTCCGCCTGCAGCACAGCGTGCGCAAAATACCGCGCCGTCTGCCACTGCCGCGCAAACACGGCAGCGCTCGGCTGCGGACAGCCCACGCTGTGCAGCACCAGCTTGCGCACCTTGATTCTTGTATACTGCTGATACAGTGAGTTTTGCGTCACAAAAGCCTCCACAACGTTGATACTCATGTCGTCCCCCCCGTCACAGCGCGAGGATTTTATCTATAAAATCACACGCAAAGATTTTGCCCGACTGGCCGCTTTTTGTTTGGATTGCGCTGGAGATACCCGTAAACAGCTCGCCGAGGTTATAAATATAATCCACGCTCGGGCTGTCCGAAAACGCCGTGATATGCTTATCCAGCCACTCCTTGCTCGGCTCCAAACCAGCGCCGAAGGCAGCGGTCAGGTCGATCAACATACAGGACGTGAACCAAAACACTTTGTTGCCGCCGTCGTTGTTGTTATAATCAAACCGGCAATTATAGCTGCCATTCGCAAATCTGACGCGATCAAACACGGCCGACAAGCGCGTCCATGTACCAGCAGCAGCGTTGACGGCAATATTCGCGGCTGCCGCAGGCTCCGCGATAGGCCAGTACCAGTCACAGGTGCCCGTGACCGCAGCCTCAAACCGGATCTTAAATGTGACATAATACTTGTGCGACGCAACCAGATCATGCGCTGCCGACGATAATGTAACCTCGCCCGCACCGGAAGGGATGATCTTGATACTGGACGCGGCCCCGTCGCCCGGCGTGATGCTAGATAGCTGCCACGTGCAGTTTCCGCGCTGGGCCGGAAACCAGCCCTTGCCGTTGTTTGCCACGATATTAGTCATAGATACAGTAGTAGCCATGATACGCCCCCTTAGTACGCGCTGTTGATTGCCACTGCGATTGCAGTGTCAACGTAGGATTTAATTGCGTTGGCAATCCCAAGATCGGCAAACAGTTCGGCGGGCGTGCGGTAGTACACCCAGCCGCTGTCGTCCAGCACGGCGATCTTGCCCGGTGTACGCCCCAGATCGCTAGCTTCTGTGGACTGTAGCCATGTACCGCAAAAATACTTGCCAGTCAGGTTACCGGTGATCGTTCCGCCGGTCTTGTCCAGTTTGGCGTTCAGTGCAGTCTTGTCCGCCTTTGCATCCAACGCGGTCTTGTCGGCCTTGGCGTCAATCGCTGCCTTGACAGCTTTATTCTGCACCGGGTTCGTGCTGATGCTGGATAGTGTCGCGTCCACGGTGATATTGCTGCCAGCAGCAGCCACCTTGCCGTCGACGTATTGCTTGATTACCTTGTTCTGCACAGGGTTGGTAGATGTGCCCGACATGGCGGTGTCCACGGTCACGCCGCTGCCACTTGCAACTTTGCTGTCCACGTATCCCTTTGTCGCAGCATAGTCGTCCTTGCCAGCGCCCGTCGGGGTGCGAAGATTTGCAATCGCTACTGGCGCGTTTTCGTTTACATCTTCCAGCCTGATTTCTGCCCATTTTTCTCCGGTATCAATCGTGCTCAGATACACGCCGGCCGATTCTGTTTCCCCGAACTTGCGAATCATAACCGGCGATGTAAGGATTGGAGCGAACGCACTCGCCGCGCCAACGTTCTCCCTCGCCTGCGCCTGCTGCGCCTCGTCCAAGGTCTGCGCCGCGTCATATCGCACCGCGCTGCCGTCCACATACGCCTTATTCGCCGCGTCGTCATCCTCGGTTGGGCCGGCCACTTTCAGGCGGGCAATCGGCGCTACACCAGTCATGGGGTCTGAGCCGTGCGAAATGCGTCCAGCGTCAGAAGCAGCTTTTTCAAAATGGATGCCTGTGTCCGAGCTCGTCCTGCCAACAGATACAGACCCCTCGGCGCTGACTGTCTGCCCAACATCCAGATGGCCCGAAATTTCGCCACCCAGTGTTGACAGCTTTCCGTCCAGTGCCGCCTTGACGGCCTTATTCTGCACGGGGTTTTCCGATGCTGCATCCAGCGCTACATCTACGGTGGTCTTGTTTGCACCGGCCTCTACGTCGTTGAGCTTCGTCTTATCCGCAGCCGACATCAGGCCGTTGGCAGACGTGGTCGCCACTGCTGTACCCGCTTTGCCATCCAGCGCGGCTTTGACCGCTTTGTTCTGGACAGGGTTTGCACTAGCCGCGTCAAGCGCTGCGTCCACAACCGTCTTGTTTGCGCCCTCCGCGATGCCATCCAGCTTGACTTTGTCCGCTGCGGACATATAGCCGGGTGTTGACTGCGTGGCAGCCGCTGGTGTCCCACACCGATACCTGCCGCCGTCGACTACAAGGCACTTACCATTGTCCTTATCCGTGGCAGGCGGCAGTTCACCGGCACTACACGCGTAAACTGCCCCGTCCTCGCTGATGCTGACGATGCCGGTACCGTAACCGTACATACCGGCGATGTTTGGCGCGTCGAAATCGTATGACCCATCGGCACCGTTATAGTACTCGTTCAGCGGGCATACGATGCGATTGGCTCCCACGCTGCCGATGACATCGACCAGCAGGACGCGCGGCACCATATCTTTTGCAAGCGCAGCAGCGATTTCCGCGTAGGTGTGCGTCGCTTTGCATTCGCACGTGTAGTAGTCGGCGTAGGCAGTCAACTTTTCTTTCGTGGGCTTCTCGACGTATGTGTCGAAGTAATTTACACCTTTTTCATCGATGTATTTCTTGATTACCTTGTTCTGCACAGGGTTGGTAGATGTGTCCGACATGGCGTCGTCAACGATGGTCTTGGTCGCGCCGTCCTCAATGCCGTCCAGTTTGACCTTATCCGCGGCGGACATCAGGCCATCAGCGTCCGCCGTGGCAACGTCCTTCCCGGCCTTTTTGTCCAGTTCTGCGGTGACAATCTTGTTCTGCACAGGGTTGGTAGATGTATCCGACATGGCGTCGTCGACGATGGTCTTGGTAGCACCGTCTTCGATGCCGTCCAGTTTGACCTTATCCGCGGCGGACATCAGGCCATCAGCGTCCGCCGTTGCGGTTGCCGTGCTGTTTTTGGTCGCGCCCGCTTCGATGCCGTCCAGCTTGGCTTTGTCGGCCGCCGACATCAGGCCGTTGATGTACGGTGTGGCAACACTTTTGCCCGCCTTTTCGCCCAGCGCGGCGGTCACGACCTTGTTTTGCACGGGATGCGTGGATTGAGAATACAGCTGATCATCGACTGTAATCGCGTTTTTCGCGGCGGCCTTTGCCAGCGCCGCAAGTTTCGCAGCCGCGGTCGGCCCTACGTATGTGGATTGATCGCCCATGTTATCATTCCTTTCAATTTTCGTCCCAGATGGCCTGCATTTCCGCGGCCGTCATTGGCGTCAGCGTCACGCCCGCCCCGGACAGGCCGTCGAGTTTGACCTTATCCGCTGCGGACATCAGACCCGCCGCAGACTGCGTGGCCGTCGCTGTGCTGGCCTTACCGGCCAACGCGGCAGTCACGACTTTGTTTTGGACAGGATTGGTGCTATCTAGCGACAGTGCATCGTCCACGTCGATCGTGCCACCACCGCCGGAGGTCGTTGTGCCGCTCGACGATCCGCCGCCGGAGGCGACGGCACCGGTCAGCGTCCGGTTCGACCATCCAAGCACCATGGTATCCTTTTCGCTAACAAGGCTTGTGTCCATACTGGTTACCTGCATAATAGTGTCAATTCCGTGCGGCGGAGACACCACTCGGACGCTGTCGCCAATGTGATACGACTCCAGCTTGAAATCAACAGCGGACAAATCTGCCGCTGTCACCCGAATGCCATGCGACAAGCCGCAATACTGTGCAAGGTAGGCAGCTGCCTGTGCCTTGAGCGCATCTGCATCATCCGTGTCCACACGCAGCGTACCGTCGATGCGCCCGTACAGCCCCTCCGCATCAGCGTTAATCAGGCAGGTACTATTATTGTTTACGCTGGCAATCGTCAAGCCATCCTTACCTAGTGGGTATACACGTGTAATCAGATCTGCACTATCGATCTGATCGGTGAGATCGAGTAAATTCTTGCTGATCTCGATTTGCTGCGCGCACCTGTGATCATATGCTTTAATGACATCCAAGAAGATATCATCCCCGTCATAACGGATACACAGAGTTCCCCCTATTGCCTGCGCAGCATCCTGCAGCAACGATAGCATAGACTTGTATTCCGTCTGCTCCACGGCCAAAGTCGGTAGCGTATCATCAACCGTTCCGAGTTTGATTTGCTTGGTCGCGCGGCACACATCATTGTACTGTGTGATAATTGCGGTAGCATAGTACAGCATCGTATCCTCTGTCATGGTGAACGGTGGCTTACAAATATCCTTCATCCACATCATGGCGCCATCGATGTTGTATGTCTTGTTTCCGGCAAAATCCATCGACGTATCCGCAACGCACCCCTTAAATACGGTAACCCCATCCTTGCAGATTTTGATAATAGACGCGCGTTTTACGGGAGTATCGCGCATCAAATTGCTCGGCGGCAGCTTGATTATCGCCGAATCGCACTTGCCGATTTCCTTGTGGAGTGTACCAGCTGATATCTCGTATCCGGCCATACCAGCCGAGAAAAGCAATCGATCATCAACATATCCCGCGTACATTACAACCACCCCCTCCTTCCGGTTAATGAGACCGTCCCTGCTGTATCACCAATCGCATACGCGTAATCCGCCGCGCGCCGCTGAATCTGCAAATACGGGCTTGTCTTTTCGTTCCCGCGTAGCGTCGCAAGCGGCAGCGGCCGGCGGCATGGCACAATTGTTGTCACGTCTCCTGTCCATGTCACAGTCGGATACAGCATCCGATCACTTGCCAATCCGGCCAGCGAGGCTGGTGCCGCCTTAAACACCTGAATATTTCGCAGTTTTCCGTAGTGCGCCGCGCCGCCGTAGGTGAACAGCATGATATACAGACCATTGGCCGGAACAGTCTCAATCCAGCGGGACTCGCTAGCTGTGTATTCTGTCCCATTTTCATCGCAAACGCCGTACCACCCATTTTCCACATCAGCTGATACCAGGCAGCTCCCCGCCTCGGGCCATGGCAGTTTAAAAATCGCGCCCTGCCGGTACTCACCTGTATATGGTTTGTTGCTGTAAACAGACAGCACCGTATCCGCACCTGTGCCGTACACCTGCGCCACACCGGTTGCCCACGCTTTGTGCACAGTTGCGGTGCCGTCAATCATTGTGTTAGATGTTCTTGCCAAGCACGGAATGGAGATGCTTGTCTCGGCCGATTCCAGTCGATACGGATCAGCGTCGATCGTTACATCAAACATTGTTGTCGTTTTGCTCTTGTCAATGTCTCCAACAGTGAAGCGTCCCATGTAGTAACCGCTCCGGTTGCCCAGTTCCAGCTTCAAGCGTTTACCGTGCACCGTACCTGCAAAAGCATAGAAGTCGAAGCTCCCGTATGGGTCGAATCCGAACCGGAGTTTGATACTCCGGTTGCCATAGGCCGGCCCGCCATTCAGGACATCAGTAAGATCGATCACGCCATCAGCGCCCGGAACACTTTCCTGCTTCGTTTTCACAATCGGCAGGCCAATCTGCGCATCCAGCAGTTCCAGCCCAGCGTACTTAACTCCGCCAATCTTGCAGTCAAACTCCATAAACTGCCCTCCTTTCATTTTGCCTGTAAATATCGCCGAGCGCCGCATCCATACGCTGCGCAACGGCGCCGACCACAGCGTTTCCGTCCATATAGATCTGCATGGACGTGATGGCGCGCTCGAGCCGGTCCATGCGCTCCAGCACGGCCGAAATCCCGACATTTCCAGCCGCAGGTGCGCACGCCGTCTGCATCGCAGACATCTGCGTTTGATACGTTCCGCCGGCGGCGCTGAGGACGCCGTCGCTCACGCGCTGCATGGCCCGCACGGGATCCTGCATATTGTCCAAAAGGCCACTCGCAAGACCCTGATCGAGCATGTCACCGATCCATGCTGTTTTCTTAGACGGAGAATTGACGCCAAAGAAGTGCTTGATCGAATCAAGCACCGACTCAGTAAAACTCTTGATTTTGTCTTTCAACCACAAGAGTTTATCGTTTATGCCGTTCCACAGGCCTTCCACCAGATTGCGGCCCACACTCAGCACCTGCGCCGGGAGCTCGCGCAGTGTGTTCAGAACGGCACTCACCACTTCATTGACCTTTGTTCGGAATCCCTCACAATTGTCATAGATCAGTTTGAACGCGCCTGCGAACGGATTTACAAGCAGGAGCAAAAGACCCTGCCAGTTGGTTTCGATAAAGCTGATCACGGTATTGAAGATATCCGGTATCGTGACCGTGAAAAAGCTCGACAGCCACGTCCAAACCGACTGGAATGTTGATTTTGCGCCCTCCCAGAGGTTCTGCCAGAACACGCGGAAACTCTCGCAGTTGTTCCAGAGATACATGAAGGCAGTCACCAGCAGGCTAATAGCAGTAATAACAAAGCCGATTGGGTTCGCTTTCATCGCCGCATTCAGGCCATTCTGCGCCGCTGTGGCTGCGGTTTTGGCCTGTGTGGCAGCGTATTGCGCGAGCGTCATGCCCTGCTCCGACGCGATCGCGGCGAGCTGTGCCACCTTGAACGCGGTGATCCCGGCAGTCAGTGTGGCAATCGTAGCAACAACTTCCGGCAGATTGTCTTTCACCCACTGAATAGCTGGGACAGCCTTATCCAGCAGTTCCGCGCCCATAGACTTCACCTCGGCGATCAACGGCGTAAACTCCGCGCCGACCGCCGCCATGGATGCCGTCCACTCCTCATTTGCCTTGTTTGCCGCAATCACATCGGCATTGGTCTCCTTGTAGGCATCAGATGCCTCACTGTAGAGACCGTTGAGCGTATCCATAATCAGCTGCTGGCGCTCCTGCTCGTCCGTGCACGCGGCCAGGCTCTCATTGAATTTATCCTCGGACACGCCCGCCCAGTTGAGCGCATCCGCAAGCGGGCCGGTAACCTGCCCAACCTTTGCGGTCTCGTTCGCCGCCTCGGTCAGGCCTTCGATCGGCAGCGAATCGCCAAAGGTAGCAAACACGCCCGTGCAGATATCCGTCCACGTCTGCAGATCCGCCTCGTTATCGGTTAGGATGGCCAAATGGTTGGCCGCCTCGACGGCTTGATCCGTCTCGCCGAGGATACCCTGCAGCTCTTTATAGGTCTTCAATGCCGCCTCGGAACTGTAGCCGTTTGTCGTGAATGCTGTGTCCAGCTTGCCCATGGCTGTCTGGTACTCTTGCGTGACCTCGATGCATTCTTTCAGCCCGTCGACGATTTTCCCGAACGCCTCGCTGGCCAGATTGCCAACAAAAGCGCCTGCCGCAACGCCGGCCGTACCCAGGCCTTCGCCAGCATCTTTCGCCGCGTCGGACAAATCTCCCACGCGGCGAGCCGCAGCAGATGCCTTTTTCCCAATGTCGCTGATTCCGTCTGCACCGTCACCAAGCTGCTCGATCGCGTCGGCCGTTTCCTGAGCCGCTCGCTCATAACCGCCCAGCTTCTGCTCGGTCGCAATGATTTCGCGGCGCAGCTCGCGCACCTGATCAGCAGATACTTCGCCGCGCTCAAACTGCGCCTGAACCTGCTTTTCTGCCGCTTTCAGCGTCTCCAGCTTCTTGGCGGTGTTGGCCACAGCCTCGCTCAAGATCTGCTGCTTCTGAGCAATCAGGTCAGTATTCTCCGGATCTACTTTCAGCAGCCGGTTCACCTGGCCGAGCTCACCGGACAGGCTTTTCGACTTGTTTTCAATTTCCTGCAGCGCTTTGCCCAGCTTCGTCGTATCGCCGCCGATTTCGACCGTCAGGCCTTTGATTTTATTGTTTGCCATGCGCCGCATTCCCTCCAATCTTCTGGCGCAATTTCGCCCGGTCTGGCTCTGTTTGTTCCATGCGCCAGGCGTTATTCAGATACTCCTGCCCCGCCTCTGTGCGGCTCAGTTCGTAGATATACGCATCGTGCCGCCAGATCAGGTATTGCAAATAGTCCGTCTGTCCGACCTCAACAAAGTTCAGGCCAGTATACGCAGACACAAGCCGTTTCCACCAGGACGTGATGACGTACTGATGGCCTCCCGCACTATCTGCTTGCGGATAGTACGGGAGCATCAGTTTTTTGCTTTTGTGAGCTCCTCAACGAATTCGACATAGGCGCTGAAAAACACAATCAGGCTGTCCAGATTCATGCGGTATTTGCCGCGCAGGTCATCCACCGTCACCGGCAACCCCATCAGATTGCAGGAGATCAGTCGCGCCGCCAGATCGTATACTGCCCGGATGCTGTTCGCATCCATAGTCTTCAGCACGTCCTCCAGCTCCGGCGCAGTCGCCGTCAGCTCCTCCACCATCGCCTCGGTCGGTGTGGTCACGTCAATGGTCGTCTGCGCATCGTCCTGCATGATCAGGCGCAGATACGGCCGGTTGATGCTGTTGAAATTGATTGTTTTCGGCATGGTCACTTCTCCTCCCATAAAAGGGACAGCGGAGCTGTGAAAGCCCCGCTGTCAAAATTAAGCCGTCGGAATCTCTTCGATCAATTCCACGAGCGTACCGTCACTATCGTGCGGCAGCGCCTTGAATTCCGGTTCCACGGTCGTGCCCGCGTCCGTCGCAAACGTCAGCGTCGCGCCGGCGGTATTTCTGCCCTTGATCAGGATCCACAGGTCGCCGTCCGTCTTATCCTCGTGGTGGAAGCAGATCGCATAATAGCCGCCCTGTGCGTTGCCGGCACCGCCGATCTTCGTCGTGCGCTTGCCGGATGCCTCTGTGCTGCTGCAGCGGTCAAGCAGCTTTTTCAGCGTCGTACCGTTCCATGTCAGCAGGCCGCACTTCAGCACAGCCTCCTCATTGGTCGTGATGATCTTGGACACATAGCCAAGATCGTCTTTCTCCTCGTAGGTCTCCTGGGTATATTCCAGCGACGCGCCGCCCTTGATATAGCCGAGCAGATTGCTTTCCACGCACAGTGCATCTACCGTCGGCATGGACTCGCTGAATGTTTGCAGATAGATTTTGCCTGACCCCAGCGTAACCGTATCTTTGTCTCTTTTAGCCATTATGTGGCCCTCCTTTTTTCGTAGAATTCAAAATCGTAGACAGTTTGATACCGCTGCACACTCTGCAGCCAGTACCGTGCCGCCTTTGTCCAGTGAATGCCCCTCGCCGCGAGCTGGGTCTCGATAGCCGCTTCGGCTTCCGGATCTCGCTCCGGCTCGTACAGCTCCACGGAAACATCGTGGCTCACGACCATCGGCGCCACGCCGCTCTCCGGGTCTGCCCCGTCCACCTCCTGGTCATCGAAATAGACGGCATAGGTCGTCGAGGGCGGATTCAAATAACGGCCCTGGCGAAAAGGAATGCCGGATGCAGTCAGGATCTCTTCAATCACTTTGTCCAGCCTCCTTCACCGCATCTTCCACGGCGCGCTCGTATTCCGGTAAAACAGCGTCGAGCGCATTCTTCAGGAATGGATTTGCCTTCGTGCGGCCGCCGTTTCTAGTCGCATGACCATGCACCAGCAGATGCGTCAGCCTATGGTCAGGGGCTTTCACATACCAGATATATCGCTTCATTCCGTTGCCGGCATCTTCGGCCTTTACAGCTATGTTCTTGTAGAATGAGCTATCTTTTCGCTTAGACCGCGGCGCCGTTGCCCTCGTGATTCTTCTCAGCTTATCGCTTGACTGTTCGCCCACATCATTGATACGGTCAATCACATCCTGCGCATACACGGTCAGCGCATCAGAAAGTGCAGCCGGCAGATTGCCCACTTGGATGCTTTTACCCATAGATACCGCCCTCCTCCGCAGACGCACGCGCGACCGTGATCTCCAGCTCCTGACCGTTCCGGTAGGTACGCAGCACACGGTAACGCTGGCCGTCATACTCCAGCAGCTGCTCGTTTTCGTACTCCAGATAGTCCGCCAGAATGAACTTGCATTCCGGGTAGACATCGACCGCCTGCGCCTCGTAGTACTCCCTCTGGCCAATGCTCGCCAGACGGCAAAACACGTCCCGCTCGCTGGCTCTGCCGATTAGTGTGATGACTTCGTTCACGTTGTTCCCTCCTGATAGCCGCTCGCCATCATCAGGCAGGATTTGAGCGCGTTATACCTGATCACGTAATCCGCGGCCTTGCCCGTGTCGTCTGTATACTCCGCTTTGCAGTACTGCTTGACGGCGTTGAGCACCAGCGGATCGATCACGCCCTCCGTGCCCTCCGATGGATTTCGCACACCGCAAACCCGCAGATCCATCAGGCAGGCAGAGATGGAGTCTGCCACATCATCGTCCAGCTTCGTGTGGCTGATGCGGAGATAGGTTTTTACCTTCGTCAAGAGGCCCTGATCAATTTCCATATGGTTTCCTCCTCTCCGACGGCATCGGTGGGGCTTTACAGCCCCACCTTAGATGACGATCAGGTCGCTGCGCGGTTAAAGCGCACAACGGCAGCAGACACGGTCAGTTTGCCGTCCGCCAGCGCCATGGCGCGATACACACGGGAGCCGGCACGGAACGCGACAGAGTCGTCACTGGTGACCTCCGGTGCGCGGGCGATGTTCATGTGATAGTACGACAGCTCGCCGAACAGGATGTTGTCGGCGGTCAGATTGTCGTCCAGAATCACCGGATAGCCAAGAATGTTGTGCTTTGCCGGAGACTCCGCATCCGCATGGACGACGGGCTGGCCCTGGGTGTCCGTGATGCCGATCACGTCCGTATAGAACAGCTTGCGCGGCATCACAAAGACGGCATCGGTCGCATAGCCAGTCGGCAGCGCAGCGATGATCTTGATCAGATCCGCATAGGTCGCTTTCGCTTTGGTGAAGGTGCCGGTCGCCGTATCCAGCGTTTTCAGGATACCAGTCGCCTGGCTACTGCCGGTTCCGGTAAAGACTGCGGCGTCCAGCGCGGCCTCCAGCTTATTGGCCAGACGGCCGACAAGCCAGGTCTCGAACGCATCGATGGACATGGTCTGCACATCAGCAGTGATCTCGACCGTCTTGATCAGCATGTACGCGCCAAGGGAGACAGAAGTGATCGTATCAGCGGAATCGGTGGCAGCCGTGCCAACAGCGACCCAGCTTGCGGAATTCACGGTGCCCTCCACGGGGATCGTGATATTGCCCGGGATATAGGTCATCGTAATGCGCGACAGGATCGGGTTCCGATCGAACACGCCGACGATTCTGTTGAGCGTCTGGGTGGGGATCGCAGCAGTGGCCGTCACCGCCGCGCGCTGCTCGGCGCTCAGGCTGCGGCCCTGCAGATGCATGAGGTAGGCCTCGCGATACTCCGCCGAATCAACGGTGAAGCGCGCCTGCGTCGGCTCAGCAGCGCTCGGCGCTTCGATCGTGCGTCCGGTCACGATGCCGGCGGCGATGTTGGATCGCAGGCGCTGACGCGCCTGCATTTCATTCAGGATCTGCTGGCGCTCCGCATTCAGGGCGTCGGCCTCGTTTTCCAGTGCGGTCAGCGCATCGCCGCTGGCCGTCTCCGCCTCCTGCTGGATGGCAGCCAGGCGCGCATTGATTTCATCAAGTCTCATAGTTGAATTCCTCCTGTGAATTAAGTTTGATTTTCAAGCGCAGTCTTCTGCGCCTATCGTCAAGCTCTGCCTCACTCCGGGCTGCAAGACCGATCACTCCGTCGGCCCAGCTGCGAGCATTGATTTCTGTATTATCGTTTGCGGGGATGCTGACCGCAGACACGTCATAGATCTTCTTCACCGTGCGGTGCACGATCGTGCGCGTCTCGGCGTCCCAATAGCAATCACCGACGCGGAAGCGCCAGGACATTTTCGTGATCATCTCGGCATCAATGTCCGCGTACAGGCCGCGGGCGCCCTCGGTGCGGCCGAGGTCGGCGGCCATAAACAGGCCTGCATTGTCCGGCCCAACAATCAGGCTGCCGTTTGTGCTGCGCGCAAACACCCGCCCTGCATGGTCAAACTGCATGATGACATCGCTCATATCGCAGTCGTCAAAACAGCCGCGCTCAAAGCGCTCATAGATCGGTTCATCGCCGTCATAGCAGAGCACATACGGCTCATAGCGTGCGGCATAGCCCTCCACGTAGTAGTTCGTTTCGATGCGCTTCTCGGCTTCCTTTTTCGGCAGCAGCACAAGTGATCGTGCCTGCGCGTTCGCCTTAAATTTAATCTTATTCTCCGGCGTCATTTTCGTCCTCCCCTTCCACCGGCTGCGGATGCACCGCCTGATCCAGTTTGCTGATCTCTGCGTACTCCTTACGGATATATCGCTTGTCCCCGTCCGGCACGTGCGGCAGCTGCCAAATGTCCATCACATCATTCGTGCTGAGGATTCCGCGGTCGAACATCTGCGAGCTGACCTGCAGCTTGTCACTGTTGGTCATATACTGCAGCCGGTTTGCGCTCCACATGATGGAGTTCCCGCGCGCAAGTTCTGCCCGCGTGAACGTCATACAGGTCATGGCCTGCGACAGCTGGAGGGCAAACGGCTCAATTTTTCCCTCGTAGTACGCGCTCCATGCATCGCCGACCGTCTTATTCTGCAGCACATCCTCGTTGCAGCCGAAGTAGTTGAGCACGCGCGTCTGGATGATCTGCATCTGCTCCGGATCCACGATCTCCGGCTGGGACTTGATCTGCTGCACATTGGTGTAGGTATTCGGAAACAGAGCCAGGCCGCCGGAGTCCGGGCCGAGGTTTTCAGCTACGAACTTCTTGCGTTCCTTTTTCAGGTCTTCCGCCTTGGCAAAGTTGTTCACCGTAGCCATGAAGCGAAAGCTCGCGCTGTTGCGAATGCCTTCTTCAATACCCTGATTCTGCACGTTCAGCAGCTGCAGCGTCGGCCGCAGTGCCGCGTTGTTCTCGCCCTTGATGTCGCTGCTGTACAGATATTTGCTGACCACACCACAGCGCGCCAGCTCGATTGCAGCCTTCTGCCCGCTGCGGAATGTATAGCGCAGCCACGGCTCGCCAGATACCTCGATGATCTCCACCTGCATCGGATTGACCGGGTAATAGCCGATCAGTTTCTCAAATCCGTCGAGCACAGGGACGATAAAACACGTGTTCTGCGCATCGTAAATCGTGGCGACCTTGTAAACGAACTGCGCAGACGTCATAAATGGATTCGGCCTGCCGTCCAGGAGTGCCTTCTGCGCTTTCGTGTTTGCGCCGCTGACGACTGGCGTCAGCTTGCTGCAGTGATTGGCAAAGGTATGAATACAGGAGCGCGTCAGCTCCATTTCGTAAACCCCGCCGTCGTATGTTGAGAAAACGGGTGTATACCCGTCGAGCATTTCAAAATAACCGCCCAGCTGTTTTGCCGCTTTTCCTTTGCCGAAAAGCTTTGTAAATGCGCCCATCCGGCTCCCTCCTGTTCTAATTCTTGAGCTGCTCGCCAATCTGATCGTACCATTTCTGGCGAACCGTCAAGGCATCCATGACGGCGACAAAGCCGTCGATGTGCGTCCGCGGTTCGAGCTTGACCGGTCGAATCTTCCGCGTTTCTTCGTTCTGCTTCATGCCCACGTTCAGGAAGTGTGCTTTCAGCAGATTATTCGCGCCGAGCAGCAGCTTCTTATCGCGCAGCAGCCCGTCCACCTCATGGATGACCGGCGTCAGGTTTTCACCCTGAAACACATCGTCCATGTGGAACCCGTACTGCTCCATCTGCTGCACGAGATACTGCGCGGAATACCGGTCATAACCAACCTGCAGCGGTAGGATCTCATAATCCTCGACGAGCATACGGAACCACTCAAAGCAGTCATTGTAGTCCACGAAATTCTCCCCGCTTGGCTGGACCAGCTCCGCCGAAACATATATGCGGTAAGGCACACCCTCCCGCTCCTGTAACTCATCAATTTTATTCGAAGGCATAAAAAACTTTGCAAAAGTGTATAGCTTGCCGTCCCGCTCAATTACCACGCAGCAGGCCGTCAGGTCAGTAGTCTGGGACAGGTCGATACCGCCGACGCAATAGGTGCTGCGGAAATCCTCCAGACTGTACTCGCCGCCACTCACCGCATCCACCACAGCAAACGGCAGCCATGCCTGCGTGCTGCTCTGTTTGATGTTGCAGTACTTGGTCATAAACTCGGCTCGCTTGCTCAGGCTATTGCGCGCGATGGCGATCTCCTCTCTGAAAAAGTCCTCGGAGACACTGACGCCCATGTTTGGATTACTCTTGCGCAGCTCCTCGATGTCGTCCCATTTTTCCACGTCGTCGATCAGATATAGAATTGGCAGCAGCCTGCGCTCCTCGCTGGCGCCCATTAGGACAGCCGTCGCACGCATCATCAGCTCATCGTATGGTCCATCGTTGACGTATCCGGCCGTGCTGATACTCAGGATCATGGGCTGCTTGCGCGCGCCGAGCGCAGACTTCATGACTTCGTACTGTTTCAGCCCCTGCTCAGCCGGCCAACTCGCAATTTCGTCACACACCGCCAAATGCGGGTTGAAGCCGTCGCTCTTCTTGGCATTGAACGCCAGCGGGCGAATACTCGTGTTTGTTGTCTCGAGATACACGTCTGAGCGCCGCTTCTGCGCCAGCTGCGCAAGTTCCGGCTCCTGAAGCACCATGCGGAAGAAATTATCGTATACGATGGCCGCCTGCTCCAGCTTGGGTGCCAGGCAGTATATCTTCGCGCCATACTCTCCGTCCAGGTAAGCCATGTAAGCGATACAGGCGGAGGCGAACAGGCTCTTGCCGTTTTTGCGTCCCATGACCATAAACACCTCTCGGAAGATCCGTAGGCCGTCCCCGTCCACGATGCCGAACATCAAGCACACTGTCGACTTTTGCCACAGCTCCAGATGAATCAAATCGTTGCGCCCCTCGCAGTGATGGCAGAACGTCTCGATAAACGCGATTGCACGATTTGCTTTCCGTTCGTCGAAATAAAAAAGACCATCGCGCAAGCCCGCGGTGATCTTCTCGTAAAGAATCCGCACCCACTTCCCGACGACGACCTCTCCGGTCGTCATCTTGTGGTAGTACTCCTGAATGAAATTTGCGTAAGGCGTCATTTGTTCATCAGCTCCGCCAGGCGGCTCTCTTTCTGCGCCGGCGGCACCAGCTCGAGCAGCTGCTTCGTAATGGCGTTCAGATTTTTCGTCAGACTGATGTGCACATCTGCGGCAGCGGCCTTTTTCATGCCGCCCTGATTGGCGCCGTTCTGGTAGTGCTCTACCCATCCGGTTTCGTTGAGCTGCACCTCAAGGTCTTGGAGGCTCACGGTAATGAAAGCCGCTCGGTCAATCAATGATTGGCAGGTTTCGAGCTTGTTTGGCTCCAAATCCTTAAAAATCTCCTGCAGCCGCTTCTTTTCGCGGTCAACTCTCGTCTTTTTGGTCAGTTTCGCCATTTCTACACCCCCTTGCGTAGCGCGCGGAGTAAAATTTAACTCCCCGGCTCGGTCCCCTGCCCTCGTTTTTTCGCTGCGCGATGGGGGGAGTCCAGCCGCTCGGTCAGTAATTTGTGTTGCGGATGATCTCGCCACCTGGGCCGTACAGGCATCTGCCCGGCGTTGTCTTCCTCGGGTCGCGCTCTTTGTTGTGGCAGGTCTGGCACTCGTACCGAAAGCGCCGCGGGTTCAGACTGATTTCCGGATCGTTGCAGTTGATATCGTCCAACCAGATAGTGTGATGCACGATCACCCCCGGCTCATCGTGGCACACCTCGCACATGCCGCCATCAAGCGCGAGCCTGTAATCGATGTATGCTTGTCTCGCGCGTTTCCACGCTTGCGTTTTGTAAAACTGTTTTTGTGTCACAGCATCCAGCCCATAAGAAAAGGACCGGGCACAAGCCCGATCCTCCCAGTGAATATATACGCTTTAGAGTTTGGACACAGAGGCAGCCGCACTCGGCTTGGCCTCTGCCTCGATACCGCACAGCTTTTTGAGTCTGGCCGCGACCTTTGGTCCTTTATACAGCCTCGTATCCCGGAACGTCAGAAAAGATTCCTGCCCATCCGCAGACACATAGCTGATGATGAAGAGAATTCTCCTGACCTTCTTTTCCTTCTTGCCGGCGCCGCTGATAGCGCCGACCACAGCACCGGTACTTCCGAACAGCAGGCCTCCAGCGACAGCCCGCGCAATCGGCGACTTGTCTTTCACAAGCACCTGCACGTCCGAGCCATAGAAAACATCCGTGATCTGAGAGTAGGCCAGCGTCGCCACGTCCTTGTTCCCGACACCCTTCTGCAGCTCCAGATGATCTTCATACAGTGCGACATCCACAGCGTCGCCCTTTTTGAACTGTCCAAGGTCTTCCTCGATGCAGAAATAGTCGCTGATGATGCTGCCCTTTTTACTCTTGAAGAATCCCATTGTTACCCCTCCGCTTCTTGTGTTCCCCTATATTTTACATTCTTGTTCGAGAATATGCAACCACAATATTGCACAGCAAAGCGCCGGAACCCGAAAGCTGGACCGGCGCTTCACAAATGAGAGACTGACAGAGATATTCGATCCACGCGCCCCGTCGGGCGCGACCGCAACAAAGGAGAAAGGAAGAGAGGTATATCACAAAGTGACTTGCGGGACCGGTCTCTCTCGCAATCCCGCGATATCACTTTAACACAGATTCCCGTGAAAATGTTCCCGATTTTTTCCCACGTTACGCTCACGTCTCTGTGAGGCCGTACATTGTGATTGTAAAATTCCGCAGTGCGCAATCCTTCCAACGGTAAGCTGTCGTTTTCTCGATGGCCAATTCCCGGCACAGCCGCTCGACGCCGCCGATACACGGCGTGATGTAAAAGCGTTGCAGCACGCACCTGTCCCGCTCAGAGAGCTGATTCAAGGCACGATCCACGCGGCGTACACGGTTCTCGGTCAAGCGCTGCGCCTCTTCCAGCCGCTCACGTTTCAGGATGTTGTTGACGAGCGCATCGTCCCTGCCGTTTGAGCCACCGGCGACCGGACTGCCGTCCGCCGAGGCACTGCGGATGCTCGTGATCTCCGTCGCCAAGTCAGCGATCTGATCGCTGATGTTTGCAATTGCCGCCTTTCGGTTCATGTAGTTGCGCAGCTCATCAGCCGCCTCCCGCTTCCAGTCCAACATCCTCACCTCCTTTGTCAGTGATCATTTCACACCGCCTCGCTCCCCGGTACGATGCGATCCCAGCAGGCCGCGCACAACACAGCATTCACCGAACTATGCGGGCACGGCTTGTTCATCGGCTCGTAGCCATAGTCTTGCGGGCATCCACAACAGCCACCGGAAAATGCTTCATCTACCAAAGCAGGATACTCAACAGCCAGCAGGTCACGGAAAGTTCCACCGCGCTTCTCCCTTGCTAGCATATCTTCCAGAAAATCATCATAATTCATCGTCGGCACGCCGACATAGTCGCACCACGCGCGTTCCAGCTTCGCACCGGCAGATTCCGCCCAGTCCGGAAGAAACACGACGTAGTCCACCGCCTCCATCTCGGCGAAACAGATGCGCATATAGTCCAGCTTGGCCAACCCCTCCGGCGCTGTGGCCGGATTGATGACCGTCGCGCCCAGCCGCTCAAGTTGTGCAGCCGCTCGGGCGAATTTCCCCTTATAGTCCGGATCACCGGCGATTTTCCCTGATATGTAGATTTTCATGGTTGTCCTCCTTTCAGAGCACCGGGCGAATTTCCCCGTCCAGTGTGCTATCGAATCACTGCATGATGACGACCTTGCCCTGTTCAATCAGGTCTTTCAGGCCGCGCTCGAAATACTCAGCGATGTTGCGTTTCGCTTCCAGACGCCAGATGCCGCCATCCGCCTCGAAAAAGGCGATGCCTTTCTCGCTGTCCACGCGCAGGAGGAATTCGCTTTCCGGCTGCGCGACCTCGAGGAACGTGCGGAACGGCTGCAGTTTAATCCGCGGCCGCACATTAACGACTGCGTTGAGCGCAACGCCCTGCCGCGCCGTCACGGTCTGCGTGACGCCATTATCGTTGGTAGACACTGTGTTCTCATCGGACATACGGCTGAGCAGATCCAGCAGATACTCCGTGCCTCCGTTCGGGATGAACAGACTGCGCAGCTCGATCAGCGCAGTTTCTCGGTCACGCCAGCCAGTGCGCATGCCCGGCGCATCCGCCTGCGCACGATACAGGACATTGCGGGAGAAGTCCGGCAGATACGTCGTCGTTACTTCGACCTTGTTATAATCCCGGACATGTACCATGATGGTCGTCCCAACCTTTGCGATCTCGGTGCGCACCAGCTTGCAGACAGCATCCAGACCGCTGACGCTGACGGAATCGGGACGATCCACATGCGGCGGGATCCGCGTAAGATTGGCGTCGGAATAGGTCTGCCCATCAATTTCGAAGATTTTGGTTTCTTTCAGGCTCACGATTTTGTCGATCATTTCTGCGAACATTGTCATATCCTCCTTCGTTATTCGGCTGCCTGCTGGCTGGCCTGCAGCAGATTCAGAATTTTCGGCGCTTCCTGTTCATGCCCGTCCATGCGCATCTGGCCGGGGAGCTGCGGCACCATTTCGGCAACGACCATTTCCCCGTTGCCATCAGTGGTAACGCAAAGCGACGTTGCGACCGGATTGGTCGCCGCGAGCGTGGCCTTGGCAACAACATTCACGCGGATCTGCCGGCGGTCATCGTCCGGTGTCAGCTCGATCGTCAGCGTGATCTTGCGCTTCGCGGTTGCTTTGGTGTTGACGTCAAGGATGTTGTCAACACAGCGCTGCATCTCATAGTCCACGCGCTCCTGGAATGCACCCTGCGCCATCTGCAGGATGCTCGCTCTTTGGGTTTCGTGATTCATGGTTGTCCTCCTTTGCTTTTTTACATGGCCACCGCATCAGCGAGTGCGGCCATCGTCTCAATTTTCCCGGGCACTGCATACTCCGGGAGGTTCGCTGCCACAACGGCCGCAGCCATCGGCGGGCAGACGGCATTGCCGCATCTGGCTACTTGCTGTGTCTTCGGGTAAGGCTTTCCGGCCGCATCATGGTCGATGATGTAATCCGGCGGAAAGCCCATGGCGTTGTACAGCTCCCGAGGCGACAGCATCCGCAGGCCAATGTCCGCGATATAGTACGGCGCCCCGCCGATTGACAGGAGCAGCAGATCGTCCTCGCCCAGCGCATAGCCGCAGTACCGGTTCAGCAAGTCGCGGATCTGCGGCCAATGGTGCAGCCGCTCAGATGTGCCGATTTTATAAAGCACTGCCTTGCAGCAGCCAAACACGCCGCCCGCTGTCTGTGTCGGCAGCGGCTCCGACGGCCGTGTGCCGACTTCGTCCCGCTTGTACTTGACCACGTGGGCAGCGCATACCGCATTGTGGTCGATGGCCGTCACTGTCGGCAGCGGTTCTCCCGCTTTCTCACCATCCACCCTGCTGTAATACTTGACTACATGTGCAGCAACCACAGCTTCCCGGTCGTGACTCGTGACCGTATGCATCGGGCTTTGCACATCCAACGGCCGGCCTCCGCCGTAATACTCCACCAGATTCGCGCAGGTAAGGCCGTAACGGTTCGAGGCGTCCACCGTGTAGACGGGCTTATCCAGTCCAGCCGCTCGGGCGCTTTCTGTTTTCTCCGTGTGGTACTGGATCAGTGACGGCGATAGCAGCATCTGCCCGCCGCCTCCGCCTGTACGGACTGTGTTCATTGGTTCGGAGACCGGTGCCCCTACACTGTTGCTGGTGTTCGTCATCGTCAGCGGCGTGAGGACCGGCCGGCAAATGCCACCGGTGTGCTTTGCCGTAATCGTTTTACACGGCTCTTGGCTATCCGTGACGTGCCCACCTCCGGAATGGTTACAATCAACGATGAACGGTGCCCCGGATTTGATCGTGAACTTGTCCACGCCGCGAATAATGCGGCGCATGGTGTTGTCCGCCAGCGGCCGGACGGCGGAAATGCCGTACCGCTCGTGGATTTCATCCTTCGTCGAAAAAATCGAAGGGCACGGCAGCGACCAGTCGATGATCTCCGCGGCGCTTCGCCATGGCAGCAGTTTTCCGCTGCGCACTTCCGCACTGTCTCGCGGGGCGTGTGTGCGCTCCGGCCAGACGATCGCACGTCCGTCGCAGCGGGCAATCAGCACCAGCCGACGTCTGGTAGTCGGCGCACCATAGTCGGCTGCCACCAGCTCGCGCCATTCCACGGTATACCCCAGTGCCCGAAGCTGCCCGACAAACTTCTGGAACGTCGTACCGGCCAGTTTCTTTACCGGCTTCCCCTTACGCACCGGCCCCCACGTCTGGAACTCTTCGACGTTTTCAAGGATGATGACGCGCGGGCGCACCTTCGCCGCCCAGCGCAGGACGATCCACGCGAGGCCCCGGATTTTGCGGTCAACAAGCGCCGCGCCCTTTGCCTTTGAAAAATGCTTGCAGTCCGGCGAGAACCATGCCAGCGCCACCGGCCGACCTCGGCAGACCGCCTCCGGATCTACATCCCAGACAGATGCCTGGTAATGCTCCGTGTACGGATGGTTCGCTTCGTGCATCCGGATCGCTGCCGGGTCGTGATTGATCGCCGCATTGACGATTCGCCCCAGCGCCAGCTCAATTCCCGTGGACGCGCCGCCGCCACCGGCAAAGCTGTCAACGATGATCTCGCCATCAAGTGTCTCCTGTGTGCGCAGCATCATGCATCCTCCCCCGCGCCGAGTGCGAGCTGCCCGGCGGCATACAGCTCGTACACCGTCCGGCCACGATCATCTGCCATATACGGCAGGAAGATCTGCTGTATCGGCACATCACAGGATTCGATCAGCGCAATTTGCGCCAGCACCCAGTCGCGCACGTTCCGCCACGCAGTCATTTCCGCCTGCTCGCGGTCGGCCTTGATCTTCTGCGCCGCGAACACCCGCAGCGTCCCATCTACGGCCGCCGGCAGGCGGAAGCCGCGCGGCCCTGCCGGTGTGTCGATCCCAAACGCGATCGCCTGTGGCTTGCCATTATCGTAGTCAATCATGATCTTAGTCGCGCCGTGGCGTGCAAGCGCGCCTTGGATTTCTCCGATGGACGTATATGCGTCCACTTTCGTCGTGTAGTTTTTGATTGCCATGTGCCCACCTTCACCCTGGATCGCCGAGAAACAGGATCACGCCCCGGCGCATCTGCACCCGGAACGGTTCCAGCTCCTTGGCCGTCATGTACTTGTGGCCGAAATGCTGCCGCATCCTCCACCACACTTCCCACGGCACGCGATAGACCGCGCGGCCGCGCAGACACACCAGCACAAAGACCAGCGCGCCCTTCTGCGCGTGCGACTGCATGGCATAGGCCTGTTCGTGCGTCACCGCACTCTGCAGGATGCGGTCTTTGTCCGTGGCCTTGGCCTCGAACACGACGCTGCGGCCGCCGTCGATCGTACCCTGGAAATCCGGCTGCGCCTGCTTGGTGAAAACCGCCTCGAACGACCAGCAGCCGCTCGGATTCTGATGCCGGCCGGAAATGACCTTGATCGGCTCCGGCGTTTTGTCAATCTCCGCGTGACAGATCGACCGGTAATATTCGCACGCGGTGAGGATCTGCGCCTCGAAGCTCTCGCCGAGCGCGTGGCTGATGCTCCCCTGCGCCTGGCGCGCTGGGCTCTTGGTCTCCTCGGCGTGGAAAAACTGCAGCGCCTTTTCATACGCTGCGGGATCCAGCTTGCGCGCCGCCTGTTTCTGATAGCGCGGCGGCAGGCTGTCCATGCTGATACTCATTGTGGATGCTCCTTCCTATGTGGTGTCTTTGATCTCGTAATACTCCTGCCACGGCCAGCCGCTCAGTTCGTGCCAGCCGCTCTTATACTCCGACCCATCGTCAAAGCGATAGAGATGCATACCCCGTCTGGCCTTCGGCTCTTTTCTCCATGTCTCGGCCTTGGTCACCTGATAGCGGATCTCCGGCTTTGCCATGCCGGCACTGCAGGTATACCGCCGGCGGCGGATGCCCTGCTCGCGGTAGCGGCGCATGGTGGAGCGCGATTCCTTGATTAGGTAGGACGCAAGCTTTGCGTGGTTCTTGCGGTCATCGAGCATCTGGAAGCTGATAGACCCCGCGCCATTGGTCACCTTTGTCCAGGCTGCGGCGATGATCTGCGCGTCAAAGCGCGGCAGGAGGATGTGATGATGCACGTTCGTCATGTGCTTGGTTTCGAGCACGGCGATGTATTTCAGGCGCTTGCCCGCTTTGGCGTACGCCTTGCGCAGCTCGCGGAAGAACGCGGCTCTGTCCCGCTCGGCTTGCTCTAATGTGATGGTTTTGCACCAGTAGTGCAGCACCAGATGGAAGTCGCCATAATGGTAGTTGCAGTTGATGAGCCAGCGCAGATGCTCCTCGGCCACGCGCTCGTTGATGCGCTCCTGACACTTGGAGGTCTCCTTCTCGGATGATCGCTTGCGCGGCTTGACTTCCTTGCTGTGCACACGGGATGAATACATCTTGCGGTGCTCGACCGTTTCCCCGCACACGACGGTGCGATGTACATACGGCATGATTGCCTCCCTGTCTGTCTCCGGTCGAGTTAGTAATTGGTCTTACCGAAGCTGAAAACGCCTTGCGGCGTCAGCGTTTTTCGGCTTGCAGGGCGGGCAACTGTATGCTATAATATATATAGTGTAGCGTGCCCTGCGCTATTGGGTTTTCACCGCCTGCGGGTTTGACGATCTTCGCAGGCGGTGTCTTTTTATGTCTCCGGCGGCGCCCACATGACGCGCGCCCCGTGGACGACTTTCTGCCATGGGACGCCCCACAGCTCCGCCGCGCACTGGATTGCCGCGAACGGCGATGCGCACGGTACGACCACGGCCTTGCGCCCCGGGAGCGCCACCCGCGCGCGGCCATGCGCTGCCCAGCGGTCATGCCGGCGGCGCTCCGCCAGCTCTTCCGTGGACATATAGACGACCTCCGGACGTCTCATGCGACGCCGAGCGCAGCGAAGATGATGTGAAACAGCCACCCCGCCAGCGCGATGCCGGCGATAAAGGACGCGCAGACAATGCCGTCCTCGATACCCCAGACGATGTAGCGGCGCACCTTGGCCTTGGCGCGCGGATCTCCGAATACCTTCATTCGTCGTCGCTCCCCTCTGCCGTTCGGTACAGCATCTGCATGTTGTACGCACATGCGCCGCACACCGGCGTGCTGTGAATGTACCGGATGTCGTTCACGCTGCCGCAGAACGCACAGCCCGGCGCATACTTGCGCAGGATGATTCCTTTCCCGTCCGTGTAGATCTCG